AGTTTCTTTATCATGAATGGTATCAAAAAAATTATAATAATGTTTCTTTTCTTCTAGTTTACCATTAATAACGCTCTTTTGTTTTATCTTTCGATCAGGATATTTTTTAATTAATGTTTCAAATACAGATCGTTTGATTAGTAAACAACCTGCGGGTGCTGATTCTATTTCAACAGTCCCATCTTTATTCAAAGATATTTCTTCTTGGTCTTTTAGTCTTATTGGGTACGTACATGCAGCTGTTTCTAAATCATCAGCTGTTTTAATTTTACCTTTTTGAAATCTTTCAAACATTTTACCCCATTGCAAACTTTTTAATGGATAAGGCACACAAACTACATCTTTATTTGTTTTAATCATTTTATAAATAACTTCTGGATTAATACCAATATCGGAATCTAAAAATAATAAATAGTCAGCACTAGTCTCTAAAAATGATGCAACTGTTAGATTTCGTCCTTGAGTAACTAAAGATGACTTATGCATTAAAAAAGATACTTTATCATCATTAGTCATAAACTCTTTTTGAATTTCTAATAAACATTGTGCATAATGTATAGATACTTCAGAATGAACTGGAGTTCCTACACATAGTTTAATTTGATTTTTATCTGTTTTAACTTCTTGTTTTTTGTCAAACCAGATAGGTTCTGATGGATCTTGTGAACTCACATTTACCTCTTTTATTGTTTGATAAGTATCTTCGTTTAACCAATCGTTATTTTTTGGCATTAGCTATTACACCTTGTAAAAAGTTATTCCATTGATTACCTTTTTTATGCCAATTGTAAAATCGTTTATAAAAATCTTGTTGCACATCTAAATGATCTTGTATTGTTTTTTCATGTAATGTTTCTGCAGCAATATCAATACCAGCAGCAAAAGCCTCAGCTAGTATTTTATAATCTTTTACATAATTTATATAAATAGGAAATTCAGCACATGTTTCAAACAATGCACCATGATTGGTCATAATACAATATAAACCAGCAGACATTGCTTCAATTGCAGATATACAAGATGTTTCTTCCCAAATATTTGGATATGCAAAGATATGATAATTATTTAAATTTTCTAGAATATAACTATTTGGTTTATACCCAATGTAATTTACATTAGGTAATTCAGCAGCTTGTTTATATAAAGGCACCCACTTATGATCATTAGCTTCTTTAAAACCATCTCCATATACTTGAGTTGAACTATACACATCTAACTTAACTAATGGATTCTTTACTTTCTGCATTGCAGCTAACAATACATTTAATCCTCTCCAAGGAGTTGGATGAAATATTAGTTTGATAGGGTCACCTTTTTTATAAGGTTTTCTTTTTGGAAATGACACACAACCGTTTTTAATTACAGTACATCTTTCAGTTGGTACATCAAAATAATATCTAAACTTTTCATAGTTCCAGTGACTATTAAAAACATACCAGTCATACTTACTATGGTTCGCTTTGTTCTTAAACCATGGTGCGATGTTAGGTTGATCGTATGAATTTTTTTGCCAAAGAATATTTGGTTTAATAGGATGTAAAGGAATTTTTTCAGGCACAGAAGTTGTAATCTGTACTTGATCTAATAAACTTTTATCAGCATACTTTTCTAAAAAACCATGCTGGAGTTCAGTTCCACCTTGAGGTTGCATTACTTGGTTTTACCAAATATATCCAATGATGCAACTGTTATTTTTTGATTAATTTGTAAATCTTCGGCAGTAGTATCAGTATTAGGATCTGCAACATCAGCATCAAATTCTTCTTTACTAGCATATTTTGCATTAGTTCTTTTATTAAGAATTTCTTCTTCTGCTTTAGCTGGTAATACTGGAACTTCTTTACCATCAATTATTACTGTTTTGGTCATACTCTTCCTTGTCTGTTATACTTTTTATAGTCTCTTTTTTCGTTTTTGTTAAGTGTTTTCTTGTGACGCCCAGGACGCTTTCTAGGCTTTGGTCTAGGGACAAAATGTGTAAATTTTTGTTTAGCCATTCTCTTGCGATCTATCTATAAGTGCGTAACTTACAACACCTGTAATTTCATTAGCAGTATCAGATTTTATTTTTAAAACATCATTAGCTTCCATGTTTAAAGTATCACTTACTAAATTAGTAAAACTTTTATTTAATCGTGCATGACTTATTTCAACATCAGAACCTCCAGACTTTTGTAAATATCCATCAATATCTACATTACTAGCGTCTTGATGAGAGGCCTGAAATGATTTTACTAAAATAGTTGCATTACTAGGACAAGTTAAAACTGTCGTAATGTTAGTAGTTGTTAAATCAAATGTTTCACTTTTGTATCTAATTGTCATGACATAAAATAATTAAACGTATCTTGTTCATCTTTCAAGTCTTTTTGAAAAGAAAAATTAAGTTGATTTTTTAGTGTTTCTAAAGAGGCATTTAATTGACGTTGATTATCTGGTTCGTATTGTTCTTTAGGTTCTGGAATTTGTACTGTAATTTTAGCCATTATCTTCTACCATCAGGTTGTATATCAAATCTAAATAAACCTAGTCTCCAGTTCTCATCAACCGCATCATTTTCTATTTTTAATGCAGCAAGTCTTGCTCTAGCACGTGTGTCTACTTTGTTCGTAGAAGAGGTTACTGTAAATGGCCCCAATGATGAACTCGATGCTGTCTGGTTTGGATAGTCTCTTAAATCTAATGTAACTTTAGAGTTTCCTGTTAATACTTTATAGTCTGGTATAAATCGTCTAACTTTAATAAAAAATTCTCCATCTCCTTCTACATCTAAATCAAAATCACCTGATTGGATGTAAGCAGATATAGCAGTTTTATTACCTGCAAAATCTACTTCATTAACTCCTGTTTCATGTTCGTAATACGTTGTAGCACCTTGTGATGTAGAAATCCCATTTACAGTTGGATAAGTTGGTGCAACATTTTCTGTAAACTTAGTCATGTAAGGTTTATCATATATAGACGCATCTGCAGCTGAAGTTCTAGCTAAAGATCCAGTAACCCATGTTCGTTCTGCGTAATTATAAGTCACTATTCGATCGACTGCATCTGATCCATTCTTTGGATAGAACCATGATATTTCAGAAAACAAACTGTTGTGTACTCCGTAAATCTGTTCTCCTGCATCTCTATTAATTCCTAAATTTGTTCCTGTGGTTTGAAAAACAAAGTCCTCAACTAAACAAGGTAATTTTTTAACCGTACCATCGTAAACAAAAAATCCGCCTTCATCTGACATCCAATACACAGCACCGTCTACGAACACAGATGCTTTTTGACCAATTAATCCACAGTTAGCGCCTACTTGTCTAATTGAGAATGTAAAAGGCGGACCCACAAACTGCGATACATAAGCTGCGGTATTGGTCTGAATCATAATATAGTCTTTACCTTTTGTAGCTCCAATAATCTGAGTTCCGTTATCAATTCTAAAAGTTCCTGCAGTATTAATAGACGTTGGTGCGTAATCCGATATATCTTCTTGGTCTGAAAATCGTATAAACATTTTATCTTGTGTAGTTGTATCTCCAATTGTTGTTTCAGTGCCTAAATGAAATAAGTGTCTATCTTGGTCAGATACAATAGTCATAACCGATTTAGTAGGATTGTTAGCAACAGATGTTGCTCTAGTAGTTAATGCACCAGTCCCACTTGCTTGAATAGGTAGCCATTGAAACGTTCTACCATTGTGTACGGTTGCAATTAAATTTTGTCCAAAGTTATCTAGTGACCAAACTCCTGGGTCTAGAAATACATTTGTTGCAGTTCTTGGAGTCCCCCAAGTTCCTGCTCCCCATTTACCAATCCCCCAACCAAATGCTGGGTTTTGAAATATGTCTCCAATTCTAATATAAGGTAATGGATCTAATGTTCCGTCGTTCGTCGCTCCTGTTCCTGTTTCTGCTGTTGCCATTTGAATAGTAAAGGTTGTAGTGCTTGGAGTTGTTTGTACCTCATACAACACATCATCAAAATCAGATGCAGTATAACTTGTTTGACCACCAGTAAAAGACCCTGCATTTTCAAATGTTACAATATCTCCTACTTCAATATCATGTGCACCTGATGTTGTAATTGTTACAGTTGTTGAGCCATTTGTAGTGGTTATATTAGCGCCCGTGGATTGTCGATCAGGGTCGATTGGTGTAACATCATAAAAGTCCCCATCAAAATAAATATATAAACATCTATTGGTTCCAATTGCTGCGTACTTACGACCATCTAAATCAGCAAATACATGCTGTGCTCTTGCAACCCCTATTAAAGTTTTATTAACTAATTCTTGCCAACCCCCTATTTTTTCAGGCATTCCGTATCTAAAACGTACATTATCGCCATCAACCCATACATTTTCAGCTTGGGTATCTGTGATTTGTTTATTAAAACCAGGGTTAAATGGTATTTTCGCTAAAGCCATAGGCGTATTTTACAATATATTTTTGGTTTAGTATAGAACTAGACTATTTTACAAAAGAAGGTAAGCCTAGTAAAGGTCTTCCATCAAACTTATTCTTTTCAGCAAATGGCCCATTTAAATGGTTATAATGCAAGAATACCTGTCCACATATATTGCCTTGAAATGGTTCTCGCCAATGCTCTAGTTCACAACCAGAATATAC